GTTAAAGAGGACTGGCTCAACAACGTCAAAGTGCTCTGGGTCAAGACCCCACACTCGCAGGACGGTATCCCAGTCTGGGGCGTTCTCCGCCGACATGCCAGTAGTGGTGACCGTTCCCTCATTGCCGTTCCAGACAACGCCAGGCTCCCAGCCTTCTGCGTGCTGTCGCTTTGGGCGACGGGATTGCTCAATCTCGTTCTGCACTTCAAGAATCTCTTTAAGGGCGCTCTTATCTGGAACGCTCTTCTTTACTTCTCGCATGAACACTCCCCGCGCCGATGGCGCTGAATGACGTGGGCGCTAATGGAGAGGCCTTGCTTGCTGATCCACTTGGCGATTGCCGTGGAGGTAATGGCTAGGTCTTCCAGCGCTGCGTCTAGGTCTTTCTTGTCTTCGCCCTTAAACTGGGCTTCCGCCTTGGTCCACCCACAACGTGGGCCCTTTCGGTTTTCAAGCTCCTTGATTTCGCTCAGAACCTTACCCATATATGCTCCTTTACTTCTACGCAGCACATCGCTGCGCCTCAATCATAACATATACGCAAGCGTTTGTGGATATCTAGATTTGGTAGGGCCGGTCAGACTCGAACTGACACTGAGTCGGTTATAAACCGATTTCCTCTGCCGATTGGGATACGGCCCCCTGTGCTGGCGAGCCGGGCAGGATTCGAACCTGCGACCTAGGGCTTAAAAGACCCCTACTCTTCCTCTGAGCTACCGGCCCGTGCTCTTTTCCGAACATGATGGTAGTATACACTGACAGTGCCGTCAAATGGACGGCGGGAAGGAGTCTTATGACTAACGGAAAAATGAGTAGAAAAGAGATGGTCCTCGCGTTCCTTCGATCCCATTCTAACGACTGGGTTGACGGTCCAGATATTGCAAACGCCGAGGTTGGTGGCAGCGAGGGGCTGAAGCGACTTCGTGAACTTCGGGCTGACGGGCACAACATCCTTATGCGCTCGCACCCAGATCCCAAGCGAGACATCCATCAGTACCAACTGGTTGTCCCCAAGAGTGAGGTTGGCAAGTGGGCTTGCAGCCGCTGCGGATATAATCAAGTGGAAAAGCCTATCCCAAGGCAAACCCCTATGTATGATAACTACATGGATGCGGCCTGCCCAGAATGCGGCAAGTACACGATCTGGATGCTAAGGCGAACTAACCCCTCTTAACGGACGTAAAGTAGAAGTCGCCCCCGCCGATATCTGCGGCATAGACCAGCGCGTCAATAAGGTCGTCGTGTTCGGCATTCGGGAAGGCGAGCATCTCCCGCTCTAGCAAGTCCATGCCTGGGCCGCCTTTGAGGTGGAATACTTTGCCTGCTTCGTACCGTGCCGCTAGGGCTCGGCTTCGGCTGACCTTGTCTCTATCTGGCTTAACTCCTCTTGCCGGAAGCCTGGTCTGGGTGAGCATTTCGCGCAAGAAGGTGCTCTGGAACTGCACAACTTCAATGTTGACCGCTTCAATCTTTCTTGGCTCGTCCGTGTGCATGTCCTTCTGTCCCTTCATGCCAATAAATTTTGCTGGCCACAGAATCCTTGGGGAATCTGCGCTTGCTGTTATGCTTCCGTCGGTTTCGATTCCGGTAAGCCACTGCCTGTGCCCCTGCTGAATTCTTGTTCGATAGGCCCCGACGACGTACATATTATGCTCCTCGTCCTCAAGGATTTCCACCGCGGCGGTGTAGTCAGAGCGCTCCTTTTCCGAGGAGGCAAGGTCGACGCCGATTCTTCGGGCGCCGTGGGGGATCTCGTCAACGTGCTTAATCCAATCGTATCTAAAGATGTTGCCGCCCATTGCGGTTACGTCATTCTGGTACTGAAGGTTAAAGATTGGGGTACCAAGCTCTTCCTTCTTTTGCTCCAGGTCTGCCGTCGTATACATTTCCTTCCAAAGAGGACCGTCTTCGTCTAGCGCCTTCTTTATAAAGGACGGCGTGTTCTTCTCAATCAATTCTGCGTAGAAGTCGCCTTCGTGCCATCTCGTCCCGATAAACCAGCGGTAGGCGCCAGGCACAAGCATCGGGTCGATAACCTGCCAATACGTCTCGCTCGCCTTTTCCCGCTGAACTTGCGTGGCGTTCTCCTTCATGCCGACCATGTCGTCCGCAATGAGGATGTCTAGTCGCGCTCCGGGCTTGATCGAAGTTAGTCCGTCCGCAAAGCAGGTGGCGTCCTTGCCAAGGTTCGCATCCTTAACGGTCCAGACCTCGTCCGTCCACTTGTTTCCGATAACGCCCTTTTTCGCCCATGGAAAGACCTCAGAAAATGCCGCAGAGGAAACGATAGTCTTGATTGCCCTTGATCGCGCGATGGCGTCAGAAAGAACTGCGGTGACGATGCCAACGCGAATCTTTCCCTCGGACTTACCGATCATCCTTGCCGCCCTGGCGATAAGCTGGGTTGTCTTCGCGTGACCGCGGGGCATCAATACAAGCGCGCGTTCGTGCTGGTTCATGAACCGCTCCATGTCGCGGAGATGTCGTGGGAAGACAAGGCCGGTTACATATTCGGCAAACGCAGCGTCGGAGTCAACGGCTTGCTTTCTAAGCCACTCCCTGTACTCTTCGTTACTCGGCGCTGGCTGGGATTTCGACTTTGGCATTTTCCGTGTCCTCCAAGGTTTCTGCCCAGACCCTCAACCTGCCCGCAAGCTGATCTGGCGTTATCTTGTCAATTTCGTGGTCGGACTTAAACTCAATTGCCCCGCCGTCAGCGCCAGTAAGCTCGTTGCGCGTCGGCACATATGCCCCGGTCAGCCTTGCAACTTTGTCCAGAACCTCTATTTGAATCTTCATGAACTGCACCTCAGAGTTGGTCCCTCTTGACCGAGCGGCGCTAATGGCAGCCTGCTGCCCGATCATCCGGGCCTTCTCAATAAGCTCGGCGCGAGTCATCTGGGTTTCCGGCTGATCCTCAGCCCAGCCCTTGCGGATGAATCTGACGTGCTCTCGGACGGTATGGACCGAGAGATTCACGGATTCGGCGATCTTTGCAGTAGGGACCCCGTTAAGAAGCAACGAGGTAATCTGGCCCCGAAGGGCCTCTACTTGCGCTTGTGGTTTTCTTCCAGGTTTTCCCATATCGCTATAATACACCAAAAAAGATCAGAATACTATTGCGCGTGGGGTTTTTATGATCAATAATACCCCCATGGCTGCATCCACTTACGACATTGACCTAGAACAGGGCTCCACGTATTCGACCGTGTTCACCTACACGGATTCGAACGGGGCAGCCGTGAACTTGACTGGCTTTACCGCGCGAATGCAGGTTAGGGCAGTTTACGCGGCGTCCGGGCCGTCGATAAGCCTTACAACCAGCGCCGGTGGGGGGATTTCCCTTGGCGGGGCCGCAGGTACCGTTACCGTCACCGTCCCGGCGGCAACCAGCGCCAATCTTGTTGCAAAGAACTACGTGTATGACCTTGAGCTTGTTTCAGCTGGTGGCGTCGTTACGAAGTTGATTCGCGGAAAGATGAAGGTCCTTCCGGAGGTTACGCGATAATGGGCTTTAGCGTAATCGAGCAAAGCAACAACATCGCAATTACCGAAACGGATAACGCAATCTCCGTATCTACGCAAAATCCAAATGTTAATGTTTCGCAATATTCCACCGGAGTTACGGTCAGCGGCGTAGCGCTTCAGGGTCCAAAAGGCGACACTGGGGCAACTGGGGCAACTGGGGCTACTGGGCCGACGGGGGCAACGGGCGCAACTGGTGCAACCGGGCCGCAAGGCATTCAGGGTGAAGTTGGGCCGCAGGGGATTCAGGGCTCCGGCGCATCGCACTCAACCTACACGCACACGCAAAGCAGCCCGTCAAACACCTGGACCATTACACATAATCTTGCATGCTTTCCGTCGGTCGTAGTTGTAGATAGCGCAGGTAGTGTGGTCATTGGCGACATTGTATACAATAGCAACAACTCAATAACGCTTACGTTTGTTGGGTCATTTGGCGGCAAGGCATATATAAACTGAGGGATGAAGAATGAAATTTCTAACTAATCTAGATCTTCAGAAAAATGAACTTCAGAATGCTTCTATTCAAAACCTTGCCACGGCTCCCGCAAGTCCAGTCCAGGGGCAGATCTACTACGATACGGTTGCCGATGCGCTTAAGGTGTACGACGGCGCTGCTTGGCAGACACTTGCTACTGGCGGCGGAACTGTAACATCGGTAACTGGATCGGGCGCGATCTCTTCGTCCGGCGGCAACACCCCGAACATTACCATTGCCGACGCGTCGACGACCGTCAAGGGCGCAGTCCAGATAGAGGATTCGTATTCCAGCACATCGACGAGCAAGGCTGCAACGCCTGCTGCTGTCAAGGCCGCGTATGATCTTGCCTCGGGAAAGGCAAGCACCTCGAATAAGCTCAGCGACTTTGCCGCAACATCCTCGGCAGAACTTGCTGGCGTCATTTCTGATGAGACGGGCAGCGGCGCACTGGTTTTTGCCAACACCCCAACCCTTGTTACGCCAAACATTGGCGCAGCAACCGGTACAAGCCTTGTGCTTTCTGGCGACCTAACGGTCAACGGAACCACAACGACGGTAAACTCAACAACCCTTACGGTTGACGACAAGAACATTGAGCTCGGTTCGGTCACCACGCCAAGCGACGCAACTGCTGACGGCGGCGGTATTACACTCAAGGGCGCTACGGACAAGACCATCAACTGGGTTGATGCAACTGACGCGTGGACCCTTTCGGAGCATGTAAACATTGCCAACGGCAAGGTGTACAGAATCAATGGTACGGAAGTCCTTAGCGGCACGGCACTTGGATCTGGCGTCACTGGCTCAAGCCTTACCTCGGTTGGCACCATTGCCACCGGCGTTTGGAACGGCACCGCGATTGCCATTGCAAACGGTGGTACTGGTTCGACCAGCGCCGGAGATGCACGCACGGCCCTTGGCCTTGCGATTGGCACGGACGTTCAGGCATACAATGCAACGCTTTCTGCGGTTGCAAACGGCGTGTACTCAGGCGATGATAGCATCACCACTGTTGGAACAATCTCGGCGGGAACCTGGCAGGGAACTGCAATCGCCTCAACTTACGGCGGAGCACTTCGCTACAACACCAGCGCCACCTGGACCGCTGGTGAGGCCAAGGCGGTCACGCACAGCCTTGGCACCAAGAGCGTAGTCGTTGCGATCTACGACAGCTCCGATAATGCCGTCTTTGCTGACGTGGTTACCACAAGCACAAGCGTGGTAACGATCACAATCAGCCTTGCAGGGACGTACAGAGTCGTCGTCATAGGGTAATATCCCTCTATGGCTAAATTTGTCGGCTCACTGAACGTACCAACGATATCGACTGCACCCCTTTCCGCGTCAGAGGGGGACGTCTACTACGACACGACCGCCGACGATCTTTTATTTTATGTAAATTCTTCTTGGACTCCCGTTGGGACTATTCAGAAC